TATGCCATCTGTATTTGATTTTGGGTTCCAAACCTCACATTACAATATTCCTAGTGATTCTTTACATGATTTTGCAAGTTATAACCAACCTAATGCTGGGCAGAATACAGTTTCAACGAATAGAAACATGTATCCAAATGGATCACTTAATGAAAAGGAAATTAATCTTACTGTAAATATGACCAATATTCTTGATGGTAAAGAGTTAGCAAATGGTACATATGAATATACTACAGATCTTCAAGAACGTAAGCGAAAACGATTAGATCAATTTTAAGGACGGTGATATTTTTGAGCAAATTAAGCTTTACATTTAATCATATTCGAAAAGATTATATTCAAATGCTAGTAGGGAGAAAACGTCCTTCGTGGGCTCCAATTAAAAGAAATCTTGTCAGAGTTCCTCATCGTCCAGGCGCTTTTTTTATTCATACAGAAACGGAGGAACGCCGTATTGAGGTTCCTCTTGTTATGAAAGCAAAGAAAGACATGGCAGATTTACAAAAGATAAAAGAGGATTTAGCAAATTGGTTACTTACAGACCAACCGGCTGAACTTATTTTTGATGATGAACTAGATAGAACGTATTTGGCTTTTATTGACGGTTCAATTGATTTGGATGAAATGGTAAATAGAGGTAAAGGGATTGTCACTTTTATTTGCCCAATGCCTTATAAATTAGGACCAATTCGAAATACGAAAGCAAAGCTAGAACCAAATAATGTTATTAAAATGGATGTTTTGAATGAAAGAAGTGTATTTTCAGAACCAAAATTCAAGATACAGGTAGAAAATCCTTCCACATTCATCGATATTATAAATAAAAATGGAAATCAACATTTTCGTATAGGATATCCAGTTAAAGTAGCTGAAACACCAATAAGTCGGTATGAGTTGGTTATGCATGATAAGGCAAATTCTCTAGTAGGTTGGACGGAAGTGGGGAAAGATTTTGTTTCTGATTACGGAAGTGTAGCAGGAAAAATGATAGCGGATGGAGCACGTATTATGCCATCCGATTACGGTCAAGGGCAATTTTGGCACGGACCAGCAGTGAAAAAAAGCATTACAGGTGGGCCGCTACAAGATTTCACACTTGATGCAATAGTCGAATGTCGAAACTTAAACCCTGCAACGATGGGACGTGTAGAACTTTATTTATTAGATGAAAGTAGTGTTGTAGTCGGAAAAGTAGGTATGTTTGATGCATATAGAAATTCTAGCGAAAATTTTGGTGAAGTTATGGCAGGAAACGGTGACTACAATCATCTGATTCTAGCGGAAACTGGTTATTATCGTACAACATGGAATGATTTTTATGGCCGTCTACACATTGCACGAGTCGGAAATTATTGGCAAGGAGATATTGCCTTAATCGATGAAAAAGGAAATTACCATACAGAAAAATTTGCCCAATGGTGGGATACGGGCAATAGTTTTATGAAAAAGGTGGCTCAGATTGTTGTGCATATATGTTCGTTTCATGATGCACCATCATTAATTGCAGCTGTGCATGATATTAAAGTGCAGAAGGTAAATAGCAATACAGCACGTCAAATCCCTTATATTGTTCAAAAAGGTGATCTTGTAGAAATCGATTCATCGGATGCAAGTATACGTATTAACGGAGCAGATGCGATACATATAAAGGATTTTATGAGTGACTATATACGTATTGAAAAAGGAAAGAATGAAATCGAAATATCCCCAAACAACATTGGACAGGTAGATGTCACATATAGGGAGCGTTATAGATGAGTAAAACAAATAATCTATTACACATTGTGGACTATAAAACAGATCAAATTATTGGTGTTATAAAAGAACAAGATTACTGGAATGATTTACGCCAGTGGGAACTAAAAAACAATGTGGATCAATTTCAATTTATGATTACTGATGGTACGAAAGGTGCCGCCAAGCTCATACAACAAAATCTTATCGTAAAACAAACGAGAGATGGTACTTTTGTTTCGTACGTTATTACAGAAGCGGAACAAGATTCAGTAGACCGCTCTAAAAAAATTCACGCACTCGGGGAACATACCAAGCTAAAGAAAGCAGCAGTAATGAAACCACAAACGTTGCAAGCTACGACAGTCAATGAATCTGTAGATTTTGCTTTACAAGGTACAGAATGGAAACGGGGGATAACGGAGTATAGGGGTGTAAGGACTATTCATAGTAAGGACTTTACAAATCCGCTCGATCTCTTAAAACAAATCGCATCTACGTTTGAACTTGAGATTCGTTTTAGAACAGAAATATTGGGGTCTTTTATTGTCGGTCGTTATGTGGATGTAGTAAAGAAGGTTGGCTGTGACAATGGAAAAGAATTCGTGCTAGGAAAAGATGTACAAGGCATCCGTCGTATTGAGAATAGCCAAAATGTAGTAACCGCTCTTGTAGGTGTTGGACCACAAAATAGTGAAACGGGTGAATTTCTCACATTTGAAGAAATAAACGATGGAAAACTTTATGTAGGAAATCATGATGCTCTGCAGCGTTGGTCAAAAGATGGTAAGCATGTATTCGATATGTATTCACCGCAAACAGAAGATCAAGATATGACGAAAGAGCGACTCAAACAGTTAACCGAAGCAGAATTAAAGAAGCGAATTGATAGTTCTACTTCATATGAAGTAAATGCAGTAGCGCTTGAAAAAGTGTTTGGTTTCTCTCATGAAGCGGTTCGTAAAGGCGATACGGTACGAATAAAAGATACCGGGTTTACCCCACCACTTTTCTTAGAAGCTAGGTTAATCGCAGCGGATGAATGTGACACGGATCCATCGAAAGATACCTATATATTTGGTAATTATCGTGAAATGAAAGATACACGAAGCCGTATCGATCGGTTATACGCGCAAATCATGGGTAGCTTATCAAATAAAGCATCTAAAGAATTACTAGATATGTTAGATAAGAAACTGCAAGAAAACGTAACAGAAACAGAAGTCATTCGAAAAGAATCAGAAGCCGCAAAGACAATTGCGGAACAAGTGGCTGAAAACGTGAAGAACAATACCATTGATATCATCGAAGGTGTAAGTCCGCCAACGGAAAACGTAAAGGATAGAAAAACGTTGTGGCAAGATATCGGCAAAGGAAAGCCTGGTATTCTGAAAATATGGAAGGACGGGAAATGGGATCCTGTTGTTCCGGATGTGGAATCCGTTAAGAAAGAAACATTGGAACAGGTGAGAAAAGATATTGAGGCTACAAAAGGCGAATTAAATCAAAAGGTTCAAGAAGCGCAAAAACAAGCAACAGGACAAGTTAATGAAGTAAAAGAAAGCTTACAAGGGGTTAGTCGTACCATTTCTGATGTGCAAAATAAACAGGGTGAAATGGATAAGAAGGTAACAAAGTTTGAGCAGGATTCTAACGGGTTTAAATTATCTATTGAATCGTTAACGAAAAAAGATACTGATAGCAGCAATAAATTAAATACGGTCGAGCAAACTGTGGAAGGTACAAAAAAGACAATATCTGATGTGCAGCAAACAACAAATAATCTGAAGAAAACAACAACTGAAATGAAAGAGCAAGCTGGGCAAATCAGCGAACAGTTAACAAGTGTAGAAACAAAAGCAAATACTCTCACTAATAAAACAGCCGAGATTGAAAAAAGTGTGAATGGAATCAAAGAAACAGTAACAAAAGTTGAAAATAATCAAAATGGATTTGATAAACGTTTCACAGCAGTAGAAAAAAATGCTGAAGGTATTTCTCAAAACGTTAGTAAGTTACAAATAACACAAACGACACAAGGTAAACAGATTACTGATGCTAACACAAAGATAGAGCAACAAGCACAAGCAATTCAGGCTAAAGTAGAAATTAAGCAAGTAGAAGCCTACGTGGGTGGTTTTCAAATTCCTGAGTTGAAAAATACTGTTACAAAAAATGCTCAAGATTTAATGGACGAAATATCGAAAAAAGTAACTACGCAAGATTACAACAAGAAAACAACGGAATTAGAGCGCCTGATTTCAGCAAATGCGGAAGGGATTCGTCTTGCTGCAGTAAAAACCGAAGTATATACGAAACAACAGGCTGATGGAAAATATGCAGATAAAGCATATGTAGAAAAACAAGCGGGGCGTATTGACGTAACTGAAAAAGCGATTACGAGTACCGTCCAAAAAGGCGATATTATCTCGGCTATTAACCAAACGGCAGAACAGATTCAAATTGATGTTGCGAAGTTGAAAATAAATGCAGATACCATTGTAAAATGGCTCACTGCAACAGGCATTAATGCAGATGTCATTACAATCGAAAACGGGAAAGTTAGGATTGATAAGAATGGTATTACAGCAAAAATGGCTGACTTCTTTTTTGAAGATGAGCGTGGGCAGAAATTTTCAG